GCTGCTGTAGAACTCGTTGCGGGTGCTGCTGCAGGTTCAGGAAACAACGCTGCATTCTAATTTATTATTCATATGGGAGTCTTTATGGCTCCCTTTTTTATTACAAAATTTTTTTATGGCTTCCACGACAATTGATACCGAGACCGAACTCTCCGCTGTAAATGCTATCTTGGGAGCTATTGGTCAATCACCAGTAACTTCAATAGTAAAAGAAAATCCAGAAGTAGGATTTATATATAATCTATTAAGAGATGCAAATGTAGATGTACAGAATGAAGGTTGGCATTTTAATACAGAAAAACATGTAAAGTTCACACCTGATGTTAATGGTAAAATACAGATAGCTAATGATATATTGAGAATGGATACTACTGATGGTTGGACAGATAGAACTCATGACGTAGTGAAAAGAAATGGGTATCTTTATGATAAGTATAACCATACAGATGATTTCTCAGATCATACTTCAATTGATTTAGATATAGTAAAACTAATATCTTATGAAGATCTACCTTCACCATTTAAAAGATATATAATACATAAAGCTTCAGTTAGAGCTGCTACACAGTTAGTAGGTAATCCACAATTAGCTCAATTATTAGCTCAACAAGAAGCTATCTCAAGAGCTACAATAATGGAGTATGAATGTAATCAAGGTAATCATACTATGTTTGGTCTACCAGAAGATTCTGTTTATACTGCATATCAACCTTGGAGGTCACTAGGAAGATAATGGCTGGAGTAACACAAACTATAGATACATACTTTGCTGGTATGTCACAACAGCCAGATCTAAAGAAGTTTCCAGGTCAAGTAAAAAATATAGTTAACGCTATTCCTGATTTAACTGAAGGATTATATAAAAGACCTGGATCTAAGAGAATAGGAAGTAGTCCTATTAGTACTAATAAATATGGTACTACTCAAATACCTTCTGGTGGTTCTTGGTTTCATTATTACAGAGATGAAACAGAAGGTTCTTATATAGGACAAGTAGATGAGAATGGGTTTGTAAGAATGTGGAGTTGTAGTACTGGTAGTGAAATAAATGTATTTTATGCTACAGATAATGATACATATGATGCTACTAAAGCAACACATACAGCAATAGCTTCTAATACTGATCTTTCTCCTACTACTAAATACCAAGATCCTTCTGAGCAGCATTATGCTTATCTGAAAACTAAAGGTGTTGGTACTTCAGAAAGTATACAAGCTTTAACTATTAATGATACTACATTTCTTGTTAATAGAGATAGAGAAATAAAAACTACAGGCACTACACCTGCTAGAGAACATTCACACTTTGCGTTTATTGATTTACTAAGATCAGAAAATGGCAGACAATATGCTGTAAATATATACAGTAATGAAACACCTCAGACTATAAAAAGAGCTACTAGAGTTAAAATAAAATCTGATACTTTAATTGAGACAGGTGGTTCTGCTCATTGCCCTGGTATAGGTACTCAAGTATTCTCTGCAACTGCTGCTGGTAATTACTCAGGTACTAATATAGTTAGTATTAAAAATAGTAGCGGTAGTAATTTAACTTCAGATAGAGAGAATCTCATATTCCGTATAACAGCTCTTGGTCAACAAGGTCAGGTAGGTAGTTGGGATCATGAAGGGGTTTCTATACATACAGCTTTTGCTTGTACATATAATAGACAGATTGTTCTATTACATGGAGGAGAAGGATGGGAAGTCGGTGATGAAATAACAGTAACTTTAGATCAAGCTCAAGATCCTTTTAATTACACTGTAGTTGTAGAAGAAATAGAAGAGGTACAGGTTAAGGCTAATATTAAAGCTGTTAGACCTACTCCTACTCCTTTTGATGCAGATACTGCAGTAACTGTTGATGCTATAATAGGAGGTATAACAGCTGAATTATCTGGTACTAGTATAAATCATGTTGTCATAGGTAGTGGTATCTATTTACATTCTAGTAGTGCTTTTAGTGTTGAAGTTACTGATAAAGACTTGATGAGAGTAATGCAAGATCAAGTTAATGATGTATCAGAACTACCAATTCAATGTAGAGATGGTTACATATTAACAGTAAAGAATGCAGAAGCTTCAGATGAAGATGATTACTATCTTAAGTTCAATGGTAATGATGGTCTTGATGGACCAGGTGCTTGGGAAGAATGTGCGGAACCTGGAATAGTTAAAAGTTTTGATGCTAAAACTATGCCTCACGTTCTTGAACGTATGCCAGACGGATTCTTTTTAGTTAGAAAACATAATTGGGCAGATCGACTTGTAGGAGATGATAATACTAATGCGTTACCTAGTTTCGCTGATGGTACATCTAAAATAAATAAAGTAGTATTCTTCCGTAATAGGCTTACATTTTTATCTGGATCTAATGTAATATTAGGTCAACCTGGGGAATTATCTATACCAAACTTCTTTGCTAAAACAGCTTTAGCTGTAAGTGCTATAGATCCTATTGATATATCTTGTGCTTCTGTGTTTCCAGCTGAATTATTCGATGCAGCTGAAGTACCTAGTGGTTTAGTAGTTTTCAGTACAAACCAACAGTTTTTATTATCTACTGATGCAGAGATAATGAATCCAGACACTGCTAATTTAAGAAGTATTAGTTCATATAACTATAATAAAAATGTACCTCCTTTAAGTATGGGTACTACTATAGGGTATATAGATAACTCAGGTAAGTATAGTCGTTTCAATGAAATGGCTAATGTACAAAGAGAAGGTGAGCCTACAGTTATTGAAACTAGTAAATTAGTATCTTCTTTATTACCAAAAAATATAGAATTACTGACAAATTCTAGAGAAAATTCTTTAGTACTATTTGGTAATCTAGAATCAGATTTAGTGTATGGTTATAAGTTCTTTAATGCAGCAGAGAAAAGAGAGCAAGCAGCTTGGTTTAAGATTAAATTAAATACTCCTATTAAATATCACTTTATCATTGATGATGAGTATTATTTCTTAGACACTGATAATTTTCTGCAAAAAATTTCTCTAATGCAGCAGGATACAGATCCTGATATTGAGCAAGACGATACTAATTATCTAATACATTTAGATAACTGGACTACTGTAACTAATGGAGTTTATAGTGATGCTACTAAACTAACTACATTTACTAATCAATCAGATTGGATAGATCAAGTAACTTCACCTAACGGGTCACTTGTATTAGTTGATATAAATGCTGGTGATCATAGATTAGGTAGATATGCAGAGTGTAGTGTTATCAATGGTGATGACTTTACAGTACCAGGAGATTGGTCTACAGGTGCATTCTATATAGGTTATTTATATGATTATCAAGTAGAGTTTCCTAAATTCTATTTAACTCAAACTCAAGGTACTAAAACAAGATCTGATATAAATTCATCTCTTACTCTACATAGACTTAAGCTAAGCTTTGGTAAGTCAGGATTATATACTACTACTTTAAAAAGAGTAGGTAAAACTGATTATGTAGAAACATATGAATCTACTTTTGCAGATGATTACTTAGTATCAGATGCTCCTTATGTACCAGATCAAGTACAAACAGTACCTATATATGAGAATACAAACAATGTAGATGTACACCTTTCATCTTCACACCCAGCTCCTGCCACATTACATGCTTTGTCATGGGAAGGAGATTATATACCTAGAAACTATAGACGTGTCTAAATACATCCATCCAATAACAATGGAGGCTGCCCTGGAGGTGGCCTCTAATTTACGTCCAGAAGACCGTAGAGAGGTCGAAGAAGGTCATGGGTATGATCCAATAGAGTATGCTAAATTCATCGCTCAGGAGGGCTCTGCTGTGTATTTCACAGTGCCTAACGGCAAGACTGCTGGTATGGCTGGAGTTGGTCCAGAAGGAGCTATATGGATGATATGCACACCCGCTATTAAAGATTACCCACATACGTTTGCAAAAGA